TTTGAAATTTCTTTATTTTTTCAATCCACCCAATAGGTGGAAACTTACCATCTGTTAAAACACTTATATTAACAAAAGCTGAACCAGCAGGATATAGAAATACAGATAAATTGGTGATTAATTTGAAGTATTTAGCCAACCATTCAGCATCCTTTAAAATGAAATTAAACATCTCAAACAAAATATAAGCTGCTACTGTTAATCCCATTTTTACTAGTAATCCTTTTATGTTTTCTTTCCACGTAAAATCACGTAATTTGAATGCATGTAGTATTGAACCGATAATGTGGTCAATGACAATAGCACAAGCGATAATCGTCATAAACTCAATATTATCAATCGCCCATGATTTTAGTTTATCTATCAATAAAGCAACAGGAGATACTGAGACTGCTAAAATTATACTTGATTTTAACTTAGCTATTATTGTTCCTTTGTGTATTATTAAAAGGTGGTTTGCAATAAAAAAAAGTATTTTTGTTCCCATTTGGAAGTCAATTTTATAAGGTTATTTACATCAACACTAGAACAGCATAATCAAGATTATAATAATCACAATAGCTATCCATTTCATTCCCCTTTTCCAGTTTACCCTATAACCTTTAAGAAATATTGCTTTTAGGTTCTGCATTTCTTTTTTATCTCCTTTACTCATTTGTCTTTTCTTAATTAAATAAGCGTATGGAGCGAAAAAAGGTGTTTTAAGTAATAGTAAGTAGAATCGTTTCCCAGTTTCAATAGAACTCTTTTTATGAACCTCCATTTCTCTTTTGAGAATCAAATCTGCTATGTATTGGTATTTAAAATTCCCTGCAACATTTAAAGCCACGTACAATACATCATGAAGCATAGCTTCAGGTTCAAGTCCATGAAAAGCCAAGTCTTCGGTCATTGTGGCGCCATCATAAGTCTCTGGGTTTTGAACACAATAATCGTATGCCCATAAATACACTCCCATTACTAATTGAGACCTATTGTATAGTTTTAAGTAATCAACTAGCCATTTTCGGTGTTCGGATAGATAATTTATATCTCTATGAAAAAAGTTATTTACACTCATTATCAAGGAACTTAATGTGTTCAGTTGCTAATTTCTAAATTAAATGAGTGCTTTAGCCATGATATTGCTTGGTAAATCCGTAGGTTCTCTTGATTATCTAACGAATTTATAAAACTTGCGGTTTTTGAGATAATTCAGATCCTTTTCAAAAGAATATGCCTCTCTTTCAAAAATGTTATTTCTGTATGCAGTTTTCCAATCTCTATATTTTACATACTTTACTATGAAATCAAATAGATACCACATATAAAAAAACACAATCAGCAGTTCTAATTGCTGTCTTATATGTATTCTTTCGTGGTTTAATCTAACAGGGGTGATATATTCTTTCTTTTTGAAAAATATAAAAGGAAATATCGCCATTGCAGCATATCCATTTTTTACTAAATATTTACTTACTATAACCCAAAGTCTAACCGAAACCATAGCGCATAGCAGTTTATTAAAATTATTGATTTTTTAGATCTTAAAGTAATATTACGAGTCATGTTTGTAATATTTTTACTCTTAACAATTACAACATAGGAACCGATGTTATGAATTATAACTAATTTCCCACTGTCTTTAGTACTTACACCCCCTCCTGACAACCTTACCGTAGGAGGGAATTCAATTGTTGCAGGAGTGGTATTAAAAGATTGTACCATATAAACGCTTTCAATTATACCATCTTGACCAATAACAGTATTACCTCTTGTATTATTACCTCCTAGACCTAAATTGAGTCCTTTAGCAAATAAGTTTTCAAAGTACCCACCATAAGTTCTTGAAGGTTCTGAAGATGTATTTATAGCTTTTCCATAATAAGCTGTCAACATCGTTGTATTTAAACTGTCCTTATGTTTCCTTTTTACTATTTGAGTATTTCCAGCAGCCCATGGATGATTTTCGTATTTACCATCAATTAACAAACCTTCACTTTCTATAAATAAACCCTCATCTCTAAGTTCTGAGACCCCCCTATAACCCTCTTCATTAATTCCATTCATTTTAATAAATCCATTCGCTCCATCCAAAATCATAGTTGGAACATTGGGTTCTGATTCATTTTGAGATGTGATTTTACCATTTTTTAAAGTCCAATCGGCTATATTGGCATTTTCAGCTAATAATAAGTTCGTTGCAACACTTTCAAACTGCCCTCCGAACGTCTCCCAATTTGCCGATGACCATGCTAAGGCTACTCCATTAGTTCCTTTATATAAGTAATAAACATCCATGTATTTCACTACATCTCTGCGAATAGCACTCTTGTAGTATAAAGTGTTTTGATTAAATAAGCCTCGATAGACTATTCCTGGTCCATCATTCCCATCTGTTCCATCATTGCCATCCGCTCCATCATCTCCTGATATTCTAACAGGAGTAGACCAATCTCCTAAAACGTTTCCCTCAGGATTTTTTAACGCTTTTGACATCCATAAAGGATCTGTTCCATCTGGTGGGCTACCAAACCATCCTATGGGGTTATCTCCTGTAAGTACGATGGGATCGGCATCTAGGTATCTTTTAAAAATATAATCGATGTAATTTCCTGCTGTCCCTTCTTCACCAACGATTTTTATGGCTGCAGACCACGAATCTTCGCCAACTTTTTGGCGCATATAAATGTCGGTATCTCTAAAAGGTGGTTTATGCCAGTAAAAGCCTTCCTTAGAATATTGAATTACAATACTATCTCCTGACGTTCCTGCCTCTGCTGAAACATCCCAATAATTTGTATCTGTTGGTAATTTTCCCGCTTTTGGTGTTTCACTAGAAAATATATAAGTGCTACCATTATAGCTTACTTGGTCGCCTAAATAATACAATTCTTGAGAATCATATGCACCACGATAAACTGCAATTGGAAATTCATCTCCTGCAGGACTTTGAACTATCCCCCCTCTTATTGTAAGTTTAGAGGGATTTGTTACATTCCAATCTATACCAACTTTACTACTCCCAATCTTTAACTGGTTAGTATCTAAATCAAAATAGTTTAAACCATCCATCGATTGAACTCGTCCTGTTGTTATAAACTTGCCATTAATAGTTGTTTGCCCGTATGTTAAACTAATCCCTCTAACATCATCTCTAACTGTATGAATTTCTCCAATTAAAAAGTAATAATAATCATTATCACCGTCAGTTTGATATTCATTTTTTGAAATATGAAACGTTCCTACATTGAAGGGCAAAGGGAAAGAAGAGTGTTTATAACATTTAGCATATATGTAATAATATTGATTAGGATCATCTAATTCAAAGGTATCATTCCAGAGAGTCCATTTCTTTACACTACTATCATCAATAGTAAAATGCACAAGGGTACAGCGACCACATCTTACTTTGTTAGGGTTACTCTGGTAATTAGCTTGAATTAGAAGGTTACGAATTATAAATTGCTGACCTTTTGAGCCAACCGAAAGCATACTGGTTTCTATGCTTAAAGGCTTAATGTTATCTGTATCAAAATATCCGTCAGGGTCAAATAATGAATCTCTTAACTCATCTATATTTCTTAAATTTCTACGGATACGATTGTACTGAACAGTTCTGTCAAAGCGTTCAATTGCTATCGTATCTTGTAACCCTATCTGATTAGAAAGAACTCTTGTAATATAGCCTATCGTTACCTTATCGCCAACCTTCATAGAATATAAGTAAGGATTAGCAATACTTTGCGTAAAACTTATTATTCTAGTTTCAAATGAAGCCTCAAAATCAGTGTCTTTAATTTTAATTATATCGCCAATGTTTAGTCGTATTAATCTCTTTCTTAAGAAAGTATAATCAGGAACTACATTGTAAATAACATTAGGCAAACTGTTTTCACTTAAGTATTCTAGGGCTTTTTCTTGTAATTCAGTCTCTGCTTTGGTTATATATTCTTGAGGCATTATAATTTCGTGGATAACGTATTTATCGCCAACTTGTGGCTTTAAATCATCATTTGGGAATACTAATCCATTTGTATCTTCATATTGAATTATTACGAATTCTTTAGATGAGTTTTTGAATTGAGTTATCTCAAATTCATACCCTGCCAATAATCCAGAATTGAATGTCAGTTTTGCAATAACACCATCTATGAGTTGTTTATTTACATCAAAGTCAATAGTAGTATCTTTAAACTTGAAAATATCATCGCCTAATGCAGTTATAGCACCTTCTCTGTGCGGGTAAATATCTTCAAAGTTTACAACACCTTCTATCATTCCAAAAAGGTTTGTATTTTGATCGATATAACCTTCTGAATTTGGTAATTTTAATCGCTTACTTCCATATTCCTTGGTAATATTTCTAGTGCCACCAAATGCATAAAGGCGAGTTACAAGGTTTTGATCTGTTAATTTTTGGCGTTCAATATTACGGATTCCTTTTTTAAACTCAAATGAAATTCCTGTATCACTACCTATTTTATCAACAAAGTGTAAGGTTCTTCCATCATCGGAGAAGTAGAATTCTTTATTAAATTCTTTGCTTATTTTTTGAAGGACATTAAGACAATTATTATTTGTGAAATTTAGGTTTTTTGCTTCTGTAGATGGCATTTCTCCGAGTTGGTAACCTTCAACTGTTGGCCCTAAGAGACCTAAAATCCTATTAATATTAACTATAATTAAATTGGCAAACTTCTGTAAATCGCCAACCAAATAGAATTCTCCTTGACCGTCCAGTAAATACATGGAGTTGATTAATCGATACTTATCACTTTCAAAATCAATACCATATTGGAATTGGTTTGTTTGTACTTTTTTATCAGATGGTTGCTTAAAAATAGTATAGCGTTTATTACGCCAATTGACATAATCCCCAATTTTAAATTTAAAAAAAACATCCATTGTGAAATTACACTGGATAAAGTCTTCGCCTTGTAAAGTCTGTTTTAATTGAGTTTTGTTATCAATGACAACATCTATAATTTCTGATGTGCCTCGGTAAACTTTCATATTTTAGCAATCATCTCGTCTGTAGCTTCTATTAACTCATCGTTATAAGAAACAGCCCAACTTTTCCACAACTTTAAGTGTCGCCAGCTCTTGTTTAACAAAAGCCAAATACACGCTATCTTAACGGTTTCAGCATCTTCAGGAAGATTGACATCCGAGTTGTCAAAATCAAATTTTAAATATTTTTTTACACTTTCCTTAGTTGGATAACCTACACTTATTATTTGCCCCTGCTCATTTAACTCTTCATCTTCTGAATTACTTGTAAAACGCAGTTCAGGAAGATGTGAAATTACTGCATCGGGGTTTTTAATATCGTGAACCTGATTGAATTTCATATAAAGAGATTTTGTAATTGGGTTCACTCCAAATCCGCTACATAGTATTACAGTATCAGGATGCAGCCCTAGATCGTTCGTGTCTTGGTATTTTGGGGCGTCTTTTTTTCTTACTAGTGTAATCATTTTATTTGTGTTTTGATGAAATGCTGTATTGCAGCTTTGCTAATGATGTCTATATAATTATAGTCTAGGCCTTTCTCGCCCGACTCTGTTGTGCTCACTGCTTGCGGAAGGATTTTTTCTACTTCTTGAGCTATGAGCCCCGCTTGTTTAGTGTTTGTAATTGAAAAGTCATAAAAGGAGAATTTTAATTTTTTATAAACTGATAATGCCCATTCTCCATCTATCAGTTCAATGTTTGTTTTAAATTTTCGATCTGACCTTTGAACAACAGAGTAACACCTTATTTTCCCGATCACATCTAACTTTTCTGATGGTTTATCCGTTCCAATACCTACGTCGCCTGTAAAATAAGAGTCTCCTGTGCCATTAACATATAGTTCTCCTCCAACTGTAATACCTTCATCAGTACCAACGCTTGAATTTTGCAAATCTTCTAGTTGAGCCCCCGTTACAGAATATCCTGTTTTAGTGTTTTCTAATACGGGTGTTACTGCTGTAAAGTCTGAATAATTTGGTATTGTTCCAGGAGCTGTTACAATAACATAATATTTAGAAGTTGCTGTAACTTTTACCTGTAAATATTTTAGCCCATATATAGGATCAGCTGTTTCCTGTAAAACTCTTACTCCTTGAATCCTGTTTTGGTGACCTCCACAATTTAATACTGTAAAATTACTATCGCTATAACTACGCATCCAATCAATACGAACGAATGAATGATCACCACTTTCTCCGTCTGTCACGTAAATCTCTCCGGCTCGTCTTCCAGTTTTGGCTTGAGCTACGGTTATCCAACCAGAAGTTACACTTGCGTTAGCACTATCAACAATATGAGCATCAATCCATTTAAGACTAGATCCTGTAGAACTTAATATCTGCCCATTTTTGCCTGCTACGTTCCCTGCATCTTTAAGCGCACCTGTGATACGCACACTTCCTGCAACATGAAGCTTGTCGGAAGGTTTATTTATTCCGATACCTACTTTGCCGTTGTCTTCAAATGTCATTAATGGGCTAAAAGTTCCACTTTGCAATTTACCAATATTAAATTTCCAACCTGTACCATCTGTATCAAAATAAAGGTTACCTCTTTCAGGAGAAGAGCTAGTACCTGCATTAAAACCTACGCTTCCTGTAGCTTGGTTAACTTGTAATTTAGCTAAGGTAGGTCTAGTCGTCCCGATCCCGACGTTGCCGTTAGTTAAAATAGTAACTCTTGTAGTTCCGTTGGTTTTTAAGTCTAACCTGTGATTTGTACGTGTGCCAACTACTCCTGTTGTTGATTGTGCCTGTATTATTACTCCTGCTCCTGAAGTGCGTTGAGTTAAAATCTCAGAATTACCAGCGCTTTCTACATGAAGATTATGACTAGGACTATCCGTCCCTATACCTACTTTGCCTGAGGAATTAATCATCATTTTAGAATCACTCAGAGTCATATCTGAGTTGTCTTTGGTATTGTTGTTTAAGAAATGAAGCTCTCCAGTTCCGTAAGAATCAGTTCTTTTTAAAGCTAAACCTGCTTTTGTTGCTCCATTAGATGCTATAAACCCTGATAATCCTATAGCTGTGTATTCATTTATATCATTTGCACTTCCAAAAGAAGCTACAATTTCACTATCTGCTGAATTTCCGTATGCTGTAAGTTTATGACTAGGACTATCCGTTCCGATACCTACGTCGCCTGTAAAATAAGAGTCTCCTGTGCCATTAACATATAGTTCTCCTCCAACTGTAATACCTTCATCAG